GCGCCGGCAGCGTCAGCGCCAGCGCCCAGCGCAGGCCCTCGCCGTAGAACCGGCCAACCCGCGCAGCCAGAATCTCGAGCTCGCCCGACCGCGCCAGCGCGATCAGGACGCCGCCGGGCTCTCGCCCACTGGCGCCAAAGCCGCGGCGCGGCGAGCCGCCCGCCAGGACTCCAAAGGGTCGGGGGCCGGCGCGCCCGCGAACTCCTCGGTGTATTCGGAAATCTGCTGGATCAGCCAGGACGGCTGCTTCTTCAGCACCTCGTACGGCACGTGTTCGGCCGAGGCCGCCTCGATCAGCCGCAACGTCACGTCCACACCCGACGCGCCGCGCACCGCCGTTGCCTTCAGGATGTCCCCGGCCGTCGGCGCCGACATCGTCACCGTCGAATAAGACAGCCCGCCCTCGGTCGCCGGCTTCGGCAGCGTCCAGGTCACCGGCTCAGGCACGGGCGTCCAGTCCACGCTCATGACGGGCCTCCGATTTCCTGGATCGTTCCGGCCACGCCCTCAAACCGGAAGTCGAATCCGGCATCCGCGCCGGACACGCCCGGGCGGCCGACATACCAGAGATTGTGCCCGACGATCTGCTTGCCGTTCGCCAACAGCACCACCACCGTCGCGTTGGTCAGCGTGGTGAACCCGGTCACATTGACCGCGGCTGAATCGCGGAACTTGCCCGAGATGTAAGGCGCGACCGGCTTCTGCGCATAACCGTCCACCCCGGACAGGCTGGTCATCGTTTCGTTTTCCGCGACCGCCGGGTCCCAGGTGAATTCGATCACCGGCAACGCGCTGCCGTTGACGCTGAATGCGGTTAGCCCGGCAAGCCGCCGGTTGGTCGGCGTGCTGGGCGCCAAAGTCCCTGACATGGATTAGCCTTTATGTGGACTGCTGAAATTGAACCAGGATGCCGACGTTGATGACCTGATCGGAGAAGTCGATCGGCAGATACATCAGGACCTGGCCCTTGGTGCCTGTCGTCGCATAGGCATTCGACGCGAACTTCTGCACGTTCTGCACGATGAAGATGCTCGCCAGATACGCATAGACCGCAACGACCGAACCCAGCATCGCGTTCGGCGTCGTCGCCGGCGATCCGGGGCCGATCGGCGTCCCGTTGCTCACCAGGATTTTGCCCGGAACGATGAACTGGCTGGTGATCTGCGCCGAAATATACCGCGCCGCATACATCGCCTGGAACATGAGGTTCGTGTTCAGGTACGAATTGTCCGGCTGCCCGGATGCGTTCGACTGATAGGTGGTGATCGAGCGGTCGATCTGGCACCGATTCGCGGCGTTCACCGTGAACGTGCTGATCCCGTCGAACAGCAGCGTGTTGCGCTCACCAGGATCAAGCTGCGAGGCGATCGGCGGCGCCAGCAGATTGAGCGACTGCGTCGATACGCCTTGCGCCGGATTGACCCGCAGCCGGATCACATGCGCCGCGCACCAGTCTGCCGCCTCCAGCCAGGCCGGGGTCGGGCTGTCGTAGAACCCCAGGATGCTCGCATGTTGGTCGTTACGCCCGGTGCCGAACGTCGTCTGGTTGGAGAAGGTGCCGCGATAGGCCGCGAAGACATGCCCGTACAGCATGTTTTCCGCCGCCCAGCGGCCCGACGAGTCGGACAGGAACGTCTGCAACGCATTCAGGCTGGTCGTGTCGGTGTAGGGCAGCGCGATATAGTCGAAAAGCTGGACGCCGAGATTGGCCAGCAGCGTGGTCAGGATCGGATTGACGGTGCCGCCCGAGAACGGCGTGATCGTGCAGCCCACCCCCGGCGGCATGGTCTCGCCATTCTGCGCGCCGTAATAAGCGAACCTGATGTCGATGTCGTTCAGCGCGAGGCCCTTGTGCAGCGCGGTCAGATCGACCTGATACGCGTGCGTCCCGTCCACCGCGGCCGAACACACAATGCCCGAGGCAGCGGCGATCGCGGCGGCGACGTTAGTGGCAATCGTCGTTGCCGTGTCGCCCTGGTTCACCGCCACCGGGACCGACACCCCCATCAGATACATCGGCAACGTCCAGGCCGCGGTCGCAGGGCCGGTGAAACTCAGGTTCCCCGTCGCCGCGACGCCGCCGCTGGCGTCGGCCAGCGGGCCGAGCCACACCTCGCCGAACGGGTCCATCGCACGATACGCGGTATACATCAGCGCCAGCATCGAATTGACGCCGCACAACAGGTTCACCTGCGCCTGGCTGTACGCCTGCACCGCAATGTTCGGCGTCGCGGTGCCCGACCCGAGGATCTGGCCGATCAGCAGCGCACGCTGATTCTGCGTCGCGGTATTGGCCTGGCTGGCGTCAAACTCGGCATTGACGCCCGAGGGCCGCCAAGTCAACGACGGGAAATACTTGAAGGCAAGCGATCCGCTCATGTGCGCACCTCATCAGGCGCCGCTTCGAACGGTTCGGCGGCGATCACATCGCCGTCGCGCAGACGCCGGTTCCAGAACTGTGTTTCGGGTACGTCCGCGCCGGAATCCGGCAAAAGCCGGCCGTTCGGCGCGCGCACCGCAAGCGGGCGGTCGCGGTCATCCTGCCGCGAACCGGGTTTGACGAACATGATGAACTCCTGAATGGAAAGTGCCGCCGGCAATCCCGCATTGCCTCAGCGTGCGTTTTTGCGCGAATGGGCTCGCGGCGCCGGCGCTACTAATCCGCCGAAGCGGTGTAAGTCATGTTGAGAACCGTCGCGCCGCTTGCGGTCACCGTCCCGGACCCATAGATGCCGGATGAATCAGCGGCGAGCGTGGGCGAGGTCACATTGCTGCTTGAATTGACCAACAGAGTGACCGCCGGCACCCACCGCATCGGCGTCGCATAGGACGATATCGCCAGCACACTGGAAGCGGCGACGCCGTAGCCGCCCCAGTACACCTGCCCCGTCTGGTAATACCGCTGGCACTGGCTCAGTTCGGAGCCGATGTTGCGCGCCTCAAGCGCGGTCGGCGTCGTTCCCACCTCCAACTGAATGCCCCACAGCGTGAACGTCCCCGACTGCACCCCAACACCAAGCGAGGCAGAATCGATGCTGCCCGACGACAGAGTGAACGCCAGTTGCGTCGAAGAATCGCCGTTCGTCCCCAGCGTCTTGCCCGACGTGCTGGCCAGCGTAAACGTTCCGCTGTAGCGCGCCCAGTTCGTGCCGATGGAGAACGTTGTGGGTGAGGTCGCGGTCCCGGCGCTTGGCGAGCCGCCACTGCCGAAAAACTGCGCCAGATAGACCCCCAGGCTCAGCGCGGCGCTGGCCTTGGCATAGAACGATACAGTAACGGTTCTGTTGGCAAGCCGCCGGACGTCCTCCATCCGCTGCAGTATCTCACTGTAGGAGGATGAACCCGAATTGCCAGCCACCACGATTTGCAGTGCGCTCTCTGCATATTCGTCGCCGATGGCAGCGCGGTCGGCATCAGCCAGCGTAACGACACTGATGCTGTCGGTGTCGAGGTAGAAAGTCGTTTGCCACCGGTCGGCGGTAAAGCTCCCGGCCGTTGTCCACGGTCCCTGGCCGCGCTGCTGAACCATGAAGCGGCCGTTGACAATCTGGTTGCGGCCCTGGTTGGCGGCAACACCCAGCGAGACAACGGCGTCCGCCGCGGTCGCGAAAGCGGTGGTCGCCACAGCGGTCGAGTTGGTACCGGGCGTTTGCGTGGTCGCGATGGCCGCGCCAAGCGACGGGGTTCCGGTGAACGCCGGGCTGGCAAGCGGTGCGGCAAGCGACACCTGCGCTTGCAGCTTGCCCAGCGCGCTCAGCACCGTGTCGGCCGCGGTGACCACCGCGCTCGATGCCGTGCTGAATCCGGCCAGCACAACACTGCGAACGTCCGACGGAAATGTGGAAAGCCGCAGCATCGGGCGTCAGCCGATGATCGTCACGGTGTACTGACCCGTAGTGGGTGCCGTCGCGAACGTAATGGTCGAGGTGGTCGCCGACGTCGCTGCCACGTCGCACTCGACCCCGGAATAGGGTGTGGCCGACTGGCGCACCTGCATGATCACGTTCTGTGTGCCGAGGTTGTGCGTCACGACATAGGACGTGGTGCTGCCGTCGCCGAGCGTGGTGGAATACTTGCGCGCAACGACCGTGGTATCGACCGACACGCCGCCGGCCGCGACGACGATGCCGCCACCACTGACCGGGTTGACCGCGAACGCCGAACCCGCGAGCGAAATGCCGTTGCCGGCGCTGTACGGCGATGCGGCGCCGAACTGCACGATGGTGATGTTCGTCGTGCCGATGGTGATGGTCGCGGTGTTCGAGCAGCGCCACTGTGTAGCGCCATTGACGGTGCCGTTGACCGCCAGCCACATCGC